CGCAGACCGTGATCCGGCTCACGTCGGCCTCGCTCGTCACCGCGGCGATCTGCTCTACATCGGCAAGGAAGCGATGAGTGTGGGCGTCGTGACGACGAGCGCGAACAGCGTGCAAGTGACGCGCGGCCTCTGGGGCACGCGCGCGCAAGCGCACAACCAGGGCGACACCGTCTATAGCGACGTGCCCGCCCGCTTCTACAGTCGCGATCCGGACGAATCCTCGCAGCCCGGCCCGCTCCCGACGTGGATCAACCTGATCACCGGGGCGGTCTGGGTGGCGCGCGGCGATCCGAGCATCGGCGGGCCGACGGTCCGTTACATCAAATCCACACCGGCGGCCTACGCGATCGGACCGCTGGGCGTGCCCGTCATCAGCTGAAGGAGTTTCTGTCATGGCTTTTGGAAAACGTCTCCCGACCGTCAACGCCGACACGACTGCGGCCGGGACGCCCTCGCGCACCGGCTCCTACGGCGAAGCCTACGTCGCGTCGCTCGGCGCGGATCATGGCTTCTTCGCGCAAGAAGGGTCCATGTACATCGTGCAGACGACGACGCCCGGCACGGGCATCGCCGGACACGCCGCGCCGGTGCAGGCCGACCTGTCGACCAAACCGGTCCTGCATCTCTTCAACGGCGGGACGCTCGACATCATCCCGCGCTGGATCAAAATCCGCATCACGACCGCCGGCGCGGGCGGCACGGACACCAACCTCGAAACCTGGCTCGAGACCGGGGCGGGCGCGTCGTCGCGCGCGTCGGCCGGCACCCTCGTGTCGCCGGCGATCAACTGTCTCGGCGGGTCGAGCGTGCCGACGTCGGGCGCGGTCGTCTACATCGGGGCCGTGGTCTCGACCCTGACGTCGGCCAAGCGCGTCGGGCACGTCAAAGTGCGCTCCACGATTGAAATCGTGGAAGACACGTACACCATCGTCTACGGCGCGCCGAACGGGACGCTCATGGGGCCGGTGGTCGCGACCCTCAACAACTACGCCGTCACGATGGCGGCCTGTTGCGTGCCCCCGGGCAGCAACTTCCAGGTCCATCACTGGGGCGCGTCGCACTCGGGCGCCAGCTCGTACGACATTCAGCTCTGCTACACCGAACGGTAACGCGTGGGTGACGGGCGGCGGGAGGGGAACCCCTCGCCGTCGCCTGTTCACGGGAGGCCTATGAGCAAGCACGATCTGTCTTCGGCCGAGAAGCGCGCGACGGCTCGAGAGGCCAAGCGGTTGGCGAAGCTAGCGCACGTCCCTGAGGCGCCGCCCGTCGAATCGCCGAGTGACGCGTCCGCGCCTGAGCCGCCGGCATTCGGCGTTGAGTCAGATCACCACGAGACGATCCGCGGGATCGAGGCGTTCTTGCCGATTGCGCCCGCGGCCCCCGTCGTCGACGAACCGTATCCGCACGAACTGCCGCGGCACGTCCACAAAGCGGGCGGGGTCTTCAAACAGGTGAATACGCCCGACGAGTGCGCGCGCGCGCTGGCGTCCGGCTGGTTGCTGCGTCCACCGCCCGTGGTGGAGTAAATGACGGGGAAGGATCTCTGCACGAACATCCTCGTCGAGCTGAACATCTACGGCGCGGCCGATCCGCCGTCGCCGGAAGATCTGAATCTTGTCCTCACCAAGGTCAATCGGATTTTCGATAGCTGGAACGCGAAGCACCAGGCGTCCTACTGCGAGACGTTCGCGGACTACACGCTGACGCCGGCGCTCTCGCCGCACACGATCGGCCCGACGGGCGTCTGGGTCGTGGCGCAGCGCCCGGTGAGCCTCGAGGACGCCTCGCTCGACGACGGGAGCGGCGTCCAGTCGCCGATCTGGGTGCGCGATGCCGCGTGGTACGCCGGGCGCACGACGCCGGCGCAAACCGGGTCCCGCCCGACCGATGTGTATTACGAGAAAGCCTGGCCGAACGGGAAGCTCTTCTTCTGGCCCGTGCCGACGTCGGCCTACACCGTCGCGCTGCTGTCGCGGACCGTGCTGGCCGCCCTGACGCTCGACACGACGTTCACGATGCCACCCGGCTACGAAGACGCGATCACCCTGACCGGGATGGAGAGCGCCGTCGGGGCGTTTCCGGGCAGCGTCACGCAGCCGTCGCTCAAGGGCGATGCGTCGATGGCGCGCGCGGTCATCTTCAGCAACAACGTCGACACGCCGAAGCTGCGCACGGCCGACGCCGGGATGCCGGGCCGCGGGCGGGGCGGGTACTTCAACTACCGCACCGGGGAGCTCGAGTGAACTATCCCGCCTTCGTCGGCCCGTCGAACGCGTCGCAGAGCGCGCTGGCCGATTGCGAACGGACGGTCAATCTCTACGTCGAGCCGAACGATCAAGGCTCAGGCCGTCCGGCGCTCTATCCGACGCCGGGCGCGGCCGCCTTCGTCTCGGCCGCCGACGTCGGCACGCGGGCGCTCTTCACCATGAACGCGCGCACGCTGGCGGTGATCGGGCCGGGCGTCAGTGAGATCTTCGGCACCAAGACGATCACGCGGTACGGCGACGTCGCCCAGGACGGCAACCCGGCCCAGATCACGATGAACGGGATTACGGGCAACCAGGCGCTGATCGCAAGTGGCGGTAACGCCTACGTGTTGAACCTGTCGACGAATGTGCTGTCGGGCGCGGTCCTGGCGGGCGAGGCGCAGCACGTCGGCATGCTCGACGGCTTCGGGATCGCGTTCCATCCGACGCTCGGCAAGTTGCGGATCTCGGCGCTGAATGACTTCACGACCTGGGACAGCACGCAGTACGCCTTGCGCTCGAGCGCGCCAGACAAATGGAAGGCGATGATCGTCAACGCGCCCGACATCGTGCTCATCGGCGAACAGAGCGGCGACTTCTGGTACGACGCGGGCACGTCGCCGTTTCCGTACGCGCCGCGGCCGGGCGCGACGTTCAAGTACGGGATTGCCGCGCCCTTCTCGCTGGCCGTCGCGGGGGACTCGGTCTTGTGGCTGTCCCAAAACGCGGAAGGGGCGGGGCTCGTGGTCCGCGCGCGGGGCTACGTGCCGTTGCCGATCGGCTCCTACGCGCTCGACACGGCGATTGCGCGCTACCAACGCGACGCGACCATCGCGGATGCGGAAGCGCTCGTCTATCAGCGGGCCGGGCACACGTTCTACGTGCTGAAGTTTCCCGCCGCCGGCGCGACATGGGTCTACGACCTGCGCACGGGCTTGTGGCATGAGCGCGGGCAGTGGAACAGCGCGGCGAACCGGTTTGACGCGTGGCACCCGCGCGCCATCACGTACGCCTTCGGGCAGCACCTGATCGGCGAGGGCGCGACGGCGGCGATCTCGGTGCTCGATGACACGGTCGGCGTGGAAGCGGACGGGAGCGCAATGCGTCGCGTGCGGATTCCGCCCGCGCTGCAGGCCAAGGACGGCGGCCGGCTGTATGTCGATCGCTTCGAGGTCGGGATTGAGCCGGGCGTGGGCACCGCGACCGGCCAGGGAGCGAATCCCGTGGCGGCGCTGCGCATCAGTCGAGACAACGCGAAGACCTGGGGGAACGAGCGGACGCGGCCGATCGGACGCCTCGGCGAAACGAAGAAGCGCGTCTTCTGGACGCGCAACGGCAGCAGCGACACGTCCTGGGTCCCGGAGATCGTGATTACCGATCCGGTGCCGACGCGCATCGTCTCGGCGTCCATCGTGGGCCGCGGGCTCCAGAGTCCGCAACAGCCGGCCGCCTGATCATGTATGCCCAACATCGCGTCCCCGCCGTCGCAGGATTCCGTCATCGAGCTGGACGACAGCCCGAGCCGGCGCACGCCGTTCTACATGGCGAAGAGCTGGATCATCTGGCTCCAGCAGTCCGTGCTGTTGCGCCTGTCGGCGGCGATTGCGATCACGAAGACCGTCGTCCTCGCCGCGCAAGCGGCCACGATCGCGACGACGTCGCTGCAAACGCTGACGAGCGGCGGGCTCTACCGGATCTCCTACGTGATCCGCGTCACGCAGGCGGCGACGACGAGCAGCTCGCTGACGGTGACGATCGGCTGGGTGGACGCGGGCGTGGCGCTGACGCTGGTCGGATCAGCGCTCACGGGGAACCTAACGACGAGTCTGCAGTCGGCGTCGGTCGTCGTGCGCGCGGCGGCGCTGTCGGATCTGACGTACGCCGTGCTGTATGCGAGTGTCGGGGCGACGGTCATGCAGTACCGGATCGATTGCGTCGTGGAGCAGCTCGCGTGACGATTCGCGAGGCGACGCTCGCGGACGTGCCCGCGCTGGTGGCGATGGGCGCGGACTTCCTGCACACGACGTCGTACGCGCGGCTGGTGGCCGACAACCCGGCCCAGATGGATCGGCTCGCGCGGCAGTTGATCGCCAGCGACGACGGCCTGCTGCTCGTGGCCGACGCCGGCGCGCTCGTCGGCATGATCGGCGTGTTGGTCTTCCCGCATCACCTCTCCGGCGAACGGATCGCGGGCGAGCTCTTCTGGTGGGTCGATCCGACCGTGCGCGGCGCGCTGGGCGTGCGCCTGCTGCGCCAGGCGGAAGGCTGGGCCGTGACCCGCGGCGCGACGGCGCTCCAGATGGTGGCGCCGGATCGGCGCGTCGGGGTGCTGTACGAACGCTTGGGCTACGCCCCGATCGAGACGGCCTATCAACGGAGGCTGCCGTGATCCTCGTGTGGGACGACGTGCTGCACGACCCGGCGGCGTACCGCCAGCAGGCGCTCGCGCAGCCGTTTCGGAGCGTCACGCTCGCGCCGCGGACGACGTTCCACGGGATCGCGCCGTGTGCGGATGCGCGGCTGCCGGCGCTCATCGCGACGCGCTGCCCGGCCGCGCGGCCCGGTCTGAGTTTCTTTCGGCGGTCCC